CCCAAGTGGAAATTGTAGAAGGGGAGATTTAATATACCATATTAAATTGAAAGAAAAAGGGCGGGGAGAATATTTTGGGTTTACTATAGATAGTAAAGAAAGATTATTTGTGTTAGGTGATTTTACAGTCACACATAATACTGAAACAGTAGCTTGCGTGACTTGTGGTCTTCAAGTTATTTTACCTACTTTAGCTAATATGCCTATGTTCGCTAATGACCCAAGATTACAACCATTTAGAGAGGGTATTAAAATAGGTATCTTTGCCCCTGCTTTACAACAAGCACAGACAAACTATATGCGTATGAAGGGGTTCTTAACTTCAAAACGCGCTGTATCTATTTTAGAAAGTGAAGAATTTAACCTTCAATTTAGTACAAGTAATGGACAGACTACAAGTTTAAGTAATGGTAGTAGATGTACTTGCTTCTCCGCTTCAGAAAGAAGTAATATTGAAGGGGAATCATTCAATTTCATCATATGTGAGGAATGTCAGGATATATCTAACTTTGTTTTAACTAAATCTATCTCACCTATGGGTGCCGCCTATAATGCAACGAAAGTTTGTATTGGTACTGCTACAGTATTTAAAGGTTATTTCTATGACGCTATCCAACGTAATAAGGAATTAGCTAAGAATAGAAGTAGTCATATCAAAAATCATTTTGAATTTGATTATACTATAGCTAGTAAATACAACCCTAACTACGCAAAATATATCGAAAAAGAAAAGCGCAATTTAGGTGAAAATTCTGATTCATTCAGAATGAGTTATAAACTTGAATGGATAATGGAACGTGGTATGTTCATAGACATTGATAAATTCGAGAAGAATAACTTAGAACCTTTAATGGACTTTATTGATTTTGATAGAGAAGCAACTCATGTAGTTGGGATAGATATTGGCGGTGGTAGTGGCGGAGATAGTACTGTTGTTACTGTAGTTGAAGTAGATTGGGATATGCCTGTAATCTCTGAAACAAGATATGACGAAGACGAAGGTCATGAATATACATTTGACGCGTTCAATACTTACGTTAAATATTTTTTAGAGATTAAAGAAACTCCCGACCATGAAGAGCAGTACTACATCATTACCGAATTTTTGAGGAATTTTAAAGTAGCAAGAATTGTGGTAGACGCTACAAGAGAAAAGTCTTTTGCTGACAGGTTAAATGCTAATGTGTCCGCTGAAGTTATTCCTTATGTGTTTACTGTAGGTGCTAAGTCCGACCTCTATAAAACTTTTGATAAAGAATTATCGAGTGGCAGAGCAAAACTTCCCGCGAGTGAAAAGGCTAAAGGTACTGTTGAATATGAAAAATGTGTACAACAATTAGCCGACCTACAAAAAAATTGGCGGGGAACTAACTTACTTGTATCACACCCTGAAACTAGAGGTGCGCACGATGATTATCCTGATAGTTGGGCGCTTGCAGTATGGGGTTGTATGCAAAAAGGGGAAGTTAGTGAAATTGAATGTAGAGATAGTAGAAGTCTATTTGGTAGTCCTAATAGACGAAACGAAACTCCACAAATGAAGTTTAATCGTGCAACTGCTAAAAGGAGAAGACATTAATGTTAGGTTATGAAAGAAGATTAACTTTTAACGATTCTATAAACACAAAAACTGCTACTGATATGTTAGCTTTATCACCCGAACAGGCTATAAGACGGGAGCGTATTCGTAGAGCGTGGAATTTCTATGAAGGCTTCCATTGGGAAGAACTTCCTGAAACAGACGGGGTAGAAATGACTTTGAACTATGTTAGAGCATTTATTAACCGCTTTGTATCTTTTGAGTTAGGTAATGGGGTTAGAATTTTATCTCATGAAAAACTCAAAGGCGAAATTGTAGATAAAAACGAAGACCTTGATATGACAGAATATCTCCGCAAAGTGTATGAAAATAACGGCGGTGGAGAATTTTTGTTAGATATAGGTCAGATGAAAAGTGTGACGGGAGAAGCATGGATATTAGTAGATTTTTTAAATGCTGATGAAATTGAAGACCCTTATGAAGAAAACGATACAGGCAAAATTCAATTACTACTTCAGCCTACAGGTTGTGTATATCCTACCTATGAAGACCATAGAAGAGATATACTAAAAAGCGTTATGGTTACATATTTGTATAACAAACAAATTATGAACCCTGTGACAGGTAGTACAAGTACAAAGCAAGCAGTATACAAACAAATTTGGACTAAAGATATTGTCAGAGTAATTGATGATGGGGTAGAAACAGTATATCCAAACAAGTATAATATTATTCCTTTTGTTTGTATTCGTAATGTGAGTTTATCTGCTAGTAATGTAGGTCAGAGTGATATTGAAGATTTAATTCCAATCAATATTGAAATCAATCGGAAGGCTTCTGATATTTCTGAAATCATTGATTATCACGCTTCCCCTGTAACGATTGTTAAAGGTGCTAAAATTGGCGCACTAGAAAAAGGCGCTAATAAAGTATGGGGCGGTTTGCCTACAACTGCTAGTGTAGAAAACTTAACCATGAATACAGATTTAACCGCTTCCAATACATTCGCTAAAGAGTTGAAGCAAGCGATGATTGAAATTGGCGGTTTGCCTGAAAGTTTATTGGGCGGGGCAACAAATATCAGTAACACAAGTGGTGTTGCTCTTCAATATGCTAACTTACCTTTAGTAGAAAAGAATAAAACAAAAACACCTTTAACTAAAAAAGGGTTAGAAAATCTAAATAAGATGATTATCTATATTTCTACTAAAGAAGGTTTAATTGAAAAACCCGCCAATGTAACAAATGCGGAATATTATTTCACAAGTGTTGAAACTAAAGATACACTCCCTAAAGATGAAATGTCTTTATTACAACAAATTGAATACAAGTTGCGTTTAGGTTTGACTACAAGAAAACGCGCGCTTGAATTGTTGGGTGAAGAAAACGCTGAAAAAGTTCTTGAAGAAATCAAAGAAGAGAATAAAGAATATCCTGAATTTTCTACAGACACTATGGCAGAAAATAGCAGGGAAATGAATAGTAATGGTAATAAACCTTTAGTATCTACTAATAGTGGTTTTACTAATGGCGAACCTGAAGCGAAAATTCCTAAAATAAAAGACGAATTTGATTTTGGAGGAACTAAAGGCAGACCTTTAGGCGGTAAAAATTAGTAATACTAAATAATATTTACATAATACTTTCATTAATGGTATTATGTTATTGAATTAATATAATTTAATTAAGGAGAAATTGTAATGAGCAAACTTCGCGGAAACAAATTAGCAGAACGAATTTTTAACATGATTAGTGGTACTGTAACAGTATTCGCAGATGAGGGTAATAATGATAATGAAGGTAGTAAAACACCACCTATCAATTATGAAGAACTCATCGCTAAAGCGCGTAAAGAAGAAAAACAAAAACTTTACGGCGAAATTGAAGGCTTGAAATCTCAGGTTAAAATGCTTACCGAAAATAACAATAAATTGTTATTAGAAAAAGCGGAAGCAGAGAAAGCCTTAGAACAGTTTAAAGCAGATTCTAAAAATGGTAATGATGAAGCAGTTAAAGAGTTAGAAGCAAAAATTGAAATTTTGAAATCTGAACTTGAAACTGTTAAGAAAGAAAAAGAAGAATTGGAATCTAACCAAGTTGATGAGAAAGTAATTCGCGAAAAAATCGAAGCGGAATATGAAATCAAAGACTATGTAAAAACTGAAAAAGCCAAATATGATAAGGTTATTTTGAACCACCTAAAAGATACTGTAACAGGGTCTACTAAAGAAGAAGTAGATGAAAGCGTTAAGAAAGCAGTTGAAGAATCTAATAAAATTCGCGCCGATTTGGGTATTAAGGCAGTAACATTAGAATCTTTAGCTGAAGACAAAAAAGATACTGACAAAGAAGGCGGTAAAAAACCACCTGCTCCAAACCCTAACAACGATTCTAATAATGATGAATTGTTAAGTGAAGAGGTTGTCAAAACTCTTGACCCTATGCGTGACCCTAAAGCTTACGCAGAATGGCGCAAGAAAGCACTTAAAAACTAATTATTTTTGAGAAAGGAATTTTTACTCAATGTCTACATTTGCATTTAATCTACAAACTTTTGGTGATGTAACTACCACTACAAGTGCTACTCAACTTAAAAATTTGAATGTTTGGTCTAAAGAAGTTGCTTTTAAGGCTATGCCTAACCTTCGATTCTTCCAATTCGCCGATGTCCAAGATGATTTGACAAAAGAAGCGGGCGAAACAATTCAAATGCTTACTTACAACAACCTTAAACAAGGTGGTAAATTGACAGAGAACGTTGATATGACTACACAAGCTATCACAGGTTCTTTGAAAGAAGTTAAAGTAACTGAATATGGTAATGCAGTAGCAGTAACTGAAAAATTGCTTCGCACTTCCTATGATGATACTATGGCTCGTGTATCCACTTTGTTGGGTCGTGACTATGCATTGGTTCTTGATTGTGAACTTCGTGATGTAGCTTTAACAGGCACAAACGTTGTATATGCTGATAAAGTTGTTAACCGCGCAGGTTTAGCTTCTACTAATACTTTGAAAGTATCTACTATTAAAGACGCAGTAGAAATTTTGTCCACAAACAATGCTCCTAAAGTAGGTGGCGCTAACTGGGTATGCTTCGTTCACCCTCACCAATCTCGTGGTCTTCGTGACGATAATGCATGGATTAACGCTTCCAACTATGGCGCTCCAGACCAATTATTCACAGGCGAAATCGGTCGAATTGATGATACTATCTTCATTGAAACTACTTTGATGAAAAATGGTGCTTGCGCACAAACTGACCCTGCTTATGACGCAGACTTGAAAACAGGCGCTAGTGGCAACCAAACAAATATTTATAAAGCAGTTATCTTCGGTCAATCTTACTACGGCTTGGCTACTGCACTTCCTGTAGAAATTCGTGACAATGGTGTTGAAGACTTCGGTCGCCGTCGCTCCCTTGCATGGTACTCCTTGTTTGGCGTAGCTAAATTGAACGATGAATATGGTGTAGTAATCGAAACTGCATAATTTTAGTTTTAAATAAAGAGGTACATTACTAATGGCTAAACCAAAGAAAAATGCTGAAGTAGTTGAAGAAGTAGTTACTCCTGAAGAAGAGGTAGCTACAGAAGAACCAACTGAAGAATTAGTAATGGTAGCTGATGAAGAGAAAAAAGCGGAAGAAGTTACTTCCGCTGATTCTCCTGTAGAAGTTACTGTTCAATCTTCCGTAAAAAATGTAAAAGTGAAAGTACGAAAAGACCATTCTTGCTGTATTGGCGGTGTATGGTATAACTTAGAAGCGGGCAAAGAAATCAATGTTCCTTCTAATGTTAAACAAATTCTTGCTAGTGCAGGCTTGCTAGAAGTAATGTAATAGGTATTTCACTATGGCATACGCAAATTTAGAAGAAGTCCTTAAATATTTTAAGGGAACTTTTTCAACCGATTATAAGCGTTTTGAAGATGAGGAATTTCTTTTATTAGATGATGAAGACTTCAAAATGTATATAGAAATGGTTTTAATGCGTACATATCCGCAATATACGGCGGAGAAAATGCCTAAATCTATTATGTATGAGGTTCTGTTACTCGCTAGAATCGACTTACTTAGAAAATTAGCCGTATCTACCGCGCCTTTTTATGATATTTCAGCAAGTGACGCGGGAAGTATATCTATCTCGCAACGCTTTGAACATTATAATAAGTTAGCGGAACAGGCTCAATCTGAGTATGAAAACTATATAAAAAATAAAGACCTAATAGGCGGTAATAGCAATAGTGGCGGAACAGACGCAAACGGAAACTTAGCAGAAACAGGGGGAACACTTACCACATTAGATGTAACTATATCTAATAGGTATATGACGAAGTATAATTCGTTGGTTAGTGTTCCCCCTCGTTTGTTATTATCCTTAGATAGTACTAAACCTAATACCGCGTTTATTTCTTGGAATACATATAGATTTAACCCTATGGACTTCCGTTGTTATAGAGTTTACCTAATGAAAAAAGTTGACGGGGAGAAGTTGATTGATACTTACACCGATACAGAAACTCATTTTGTTAGGACTATCAACGATAAAGCAAAGTTAGTTATTGAAATCGGGGATAAGATGAATAAAGACTGTGCTTTAAGAGGTCTTAGTGCGGGCGATTATCAATGCGCCGTAGAAGTTGTAACACGAAGTGGGAGATATGGTAGTGATGAGATAACCTTCACTATTACAGATACCCCTTCAACTGAAGTGAATGTAGGTGATTTACCATGAGTAGCTACATTAAAGATATATTTCATAGAGATATGGACTATATCTTCCGCGAATTAGCTAGTGATGATTTAATCATCTACTTTCTTAATGAAGAAAAAACGGAAGTTGATGATGTATATCAAGAAGCTTCTAAAAAAGTGTACGATAATAGAATTCGTGTTACGGGTAAAGTACGTATAAATGTTAGTGCGGGAAGTAAAGAAGATATTTGGCGCGATAATGTAACAGTTATTGTACCGATTGTAGAGTTTAAACTAAATGAGGTTGAATATGATAGCGCTGAAGCTTTCAGAATTTTATCTCAATGTATTATTGTAAATAATGGGTTTGCCTACAAAGTTGATTCTTTAGAATATTCTTCCTATGTTATGGATATTCCACGGGCAATTTCTTTTAAATGCTCTGAAGCTGAAGATTGGGTAGAGTTGAGAAAGAAGTGTTGTTTCAATGAGTAATGTAAAATTTACGGGTGATTGGAATAGACTGAAGAAAAATTTAAGCCGTAGAAATGTTAAAGAACTGACAAGCGCAGTAGATGAACAGGCTAAAGTTTTACAGAAGACTATTCAAGGACATATTGACCGACAAGATTTAGGTTGGAGTCCTTTATCTAAAAATACAATCAGATTAAAACATGGTAATTCTACTATATACGTTGATACAGGCACTTTACGAAACAGTATAACTACAACTAAAATTAGTAGTAGTGATACCTATTATTCTGTGGGTGTTAAAGTAAAAGACGGCAAGTCACCTAAAAATGGCGAATCGTTATCTAACATCATGAACTACATGGAATATGGTACTGCTCGTCAACCTGCCCGCCCTTTAATTCGCCCTAGTTGGGAAGAAAAACGCAGTAGCATAAAATCAGCTATTCAAAAAGCCGTTGTAGAGTTTTTTACGAAAGGTTAAAAGATGAAGCACGGAACTATTTATTATAAAAATATTGTTAAAGGTCTAAAAGAATTAATTCCAAAAATTTTTGGCGAAGAAATTCCTGTGATTGTTAGGAAACCTGATGAAGATTTTAAGACTGAATATGATAAAAGTGTTATCGTTCAACTAACAGGTAGTAAATATGATATTGTTAGGCAACAAATAACTAGTGATATTCTTATTTCTCGTGATGATGATAACAAAACAGTTGTATCAGAAAAAGTAGGTCTTCCCTACACTTTAGAAATTCAAATGGAGTTTAGAACTAAATCACAAAATGACCTAGATTTTATGGTTATCAAATTCCTTAGCTATAGACAACGTAATTTGGTTATTCCCGTAAAAAATAATGACGGGGAAGATGAAAGTGTGTTAGTGAATTTTAAGCTAGATGATAAAAGACAAGATGAAGTAGAAGGTAGTACTCGTATCTTCCGTTCCATTTATGTATTTAATGCTTATGGCAGAATTAATGAACACGTTCAAATTACAGACCCTATGGTTACAGACTTTGAAACACATACACAGATTGTTATTGATAAGGCGGTAAATGATGATTAAATTACGCATTACTGACATTGAAGGTTGCAGACAATTTTTTACGGGAATTAGTAAAGAGGGTGAACCTTTTACTATCCGCGTAAATGCTTATGCAACTGTCGAAGTTGAAACTGCTTCTATCCACGATTCTTTACAAGTAGGTATTGAACGTGGCTTTGTTTTAGTAGAAGAGGTTGAACCTGATACTGTAGTTGAAGAAACTGCCGAAGAGGTTAAACCTAAAAAGTCCCGTGTTAAGAAAGAAGGAGAAGAATAATAATGCCAACTTATAACACAACTCCTGGTGTTTACTTTGAAAATGTAAGCTCCCTTTTAACTATCCCTTCTGCAAGTACTTCCGTTGCTTGCTTTGTAGGCGAATCTTTAGTAGGTGATTCTGACTTCCCTACTTTGTACACTTCTTGGAACGCGTTCCAACAAGCCGTGTCTTTAGGTCAAAAAACACCTTTTATGAAGACAAGTGACCTTGCTTACGCAGTTTACTCTTTCTTCTTGAATGGTGGTTCTCAACTCCGCTTCTTGCGTGTTGTAGGCGAAGGCGCGAAAAAAGCTACTGGTGATGTAGGCACTATGAAAGTATCTGCAACTTCTGTAGGCGATTGGGGTAATCAAATTAAAGTAACTGTTACTTCTAACACATTCGACCCTACTAAATTTGACGTAACAGTAATTTGCGGTCAAAGTGAAGAATATCATCAATATTTAGGTGCTAATGATACAGATGAAAACTACTTCATTGATTACATTAATACCTACTCTAAAATCATTAAAGTATTGAGTGGTACTATTGCAGTAACTGCTGAAACTACTTTAACAGGCGGGGCAAATGGTAATGACCCTGTAGACGCTGACTATGTAAAAGCGTTTGAAAAAGTAGATAAAGTAGATGATGTTACAATCTTCGCCGTTCCAGGTGCTACTACTGAAGCTATGTTGAAAAACATTACTGCTTATTTATCTAAAGACCGATTGAAATTCGGTGTACTTGACGCTCCTAAAGGCTATGACGCTGACAAAATTATTCAACTCCGCAAAAAATTGCAAGGTCGATGTGTATTGGTATCTTCTTGGCACAATGTAACAGACCCATTATCTACAGTTAATGGTAAACTTCGTACCATTCCTTCTAGTGGCGCTTATTGTGGTTGGCTCGCTAAAACACAAACAGATGTAGGTCCATGGAAAGACCCTGCGGGTACTTCCTATGTAATTCAAGGTGCTATCTCCTTAGATTACACTCCTAATCGTGCTGATACAGATTTAATGAACCCTGCAAGTATCGTATCTTTAGTTAATAAACCTAACTATGGTAATATTATTTGGGGTGCTAGAACTCTTAACCAAGATTCTAACTTTAAATATGTATCTGCCAATATGATGGACATTTTCTTACGTAAATCTTTAAATGAAGGTATTGAGCCTTTAGTATTTGAACCAAACAAAGAAGACCTTTGGAAGAAAATTACAGTATCTTGTGAATCTTTCTTAGACTTTGTATGGCGAATGGGTGGTTTGAAAGGCGAAACTGCAAAAGAAGCATATCGTGTAAAATGTGACGCGGAATTGAATACAGAAGATGTAACACGCCGAGGTATTTGTATTACCGAAGTTAAATATGCTTATGCTTCCCCTGCCGAATTTATCGTTATTCGCTTAGAAAATCGTATTCCGTCTGATAAATAAGAAAGGAACTAATTGACTATGTTGAAAAAATTACAAGATATGCTTTCTTTAAAGGTATCTGCTAGTCGCTCTGTATATGATGACCCATTGCAAAAGTATAAATTTACTATGACTGTTGCAGGTATGCCTAGTGGCGCAGGCTTTACTAAAATTAGTGGCTTATCTGAAGAAACAGGTGTTACAGAGTACAACGAAGGCGGGTACGAATATACTCATAAATTAGGTGGTAAAGCTAAATTTAATGAAGTAACTGCTGAACGTGGCTCTTTTGCTGATAGAGATATGGAAATGACCTTCCGTCAATCTCTTAATAACCCTAATATGCGCCAAACAATTATCATCGAAGTTAAAAATAAATTCGGTGAAACAAAACGTACTTATAAATTAGCTGAAGCATGGATATCCAAATGGGAAGGCTCTGATTTAGACGCAGGCTCTAATGATGTAGCAGTCGAAAAAATGACTATCCAATATGAATATTTAATCGACTAATTAAGTACTACTCAATAATGCGGTAACAAGGAGAAGAAATTATGGCAGAAAATAAAGTGCTAAATATGCAAGACGAAGAAACAGTAGTTGATGATGTGCTAAAACACGTTGACGCTGAAGAGGAATTTGAAACAGAGTACCGATTCTTTGCAGGTGTTAAAGTGCCTGATAGTGATGAAGTACTCAAAGATTTTGAAATTCGTGAAATGACGGGTGCAGATGAAGAAAGTTTACAAGTGAACTCCCGTAAAAATATGAATGAAGCAAGGTCTATTAATAAGTTGCTAGAACGTTGTATTGTACGAATTGGCAATCTTACTCCACAGACTATAGGTGTAGATAAATGGCGGGAATTGGTTCGCAACATTCCTGTACCTGACGCAGATTACGCTATTTTAATGATTAGACGCTTATCCTTTGGTAATGATATTGTTTTAACCTCTACTTGCCCTGAATGTGGTGCAGGCATTAAAACTTCTGTTCCTTTAAGTGAATTAGAAATCAAACCATATGGCGGTGATAATAGTCATACTGCTACATTTACTCTTCATACAGGCATTATTGATAAAAACGGCAATGCTTATAAAGAAGGTACTTTACGTTTACCAACGGGAGTTGATAGAGAAGTATTGTTACCTCTATATAAACAAAATATGGGTAAAGCCAAAACTTTAATGTTGACCCGCCTTTGTAAATTTGACGGGTTGAAAGTTGTAACTGAAGACATGATTAGAAATTTAAGCATTAGAGATAGAAATATTTTGACGGACTTAAATAAATCTATGAATGATTATGGCTTTGATTACAACACAGAAGTTTATTGTGAAAAATGCGGAACTGAATATAAATCTAAATTTGAGGATAGTTCTATAAGTTTTCAATAGACACATTTCCTGCTAACTTACTCATAAGGGAATCTTCCCTTATGGGTTTGTATGGAGATGTGCATACTTTATCTTATGTATACCATTGGCATGAAGATAAAATAATGTCTATGAGTATACGAAAAAGAAAAATGTATAGAAATTTAGTTATTGCACAAGGTCATTATGAAGCGTTGCAATCTAAATCGACATATAAACCAAATGATTAAATAATGAAAGTTGAGGTGAATTTATGGAGAATTTCGGGTTAGGTATCGTTCTTAGCTTAACCGATAATGTTTCGGGCGCTATGAACAGTATTATGGGTAACCTAGATAAACTTCAAGATGAGTTCACTAAAACAGGGGGAACGTTGGGAGATTTAGAAGGGAAACTTTCTAAACTCCCTTCTCTTTTAATGGGGATAGGTGGAGCAACTACCGCTTTAGGTGCTTCCCTTACCGCGCCTTTTATAGGTATGGCTAAAGCTTCTGTACAAGCAGGGGCAACGCTAGAAAACCAAATGAGTATGTTATCTACTTTGTATGGCTCTGCTGAAAAAGGTAAAGAAGCATATTTATGGGCGCAAAAATTCGCTGCCGAATCTCCTATGGCTTTAGGTGATGTTATCGGTATGATGCAGACACTTAAACCTATTGGCGCTGATGTACAAAAAATGTATGCTACTGCTAATGGTGGTATGCAAGGCTTATTAAAATTTATTACTGACTTCTCCGCTTCTCGACCTGATGTGCCTGTATTCCGTATTCAAAGTGCATTAAGAAACTTGGCGGGCGGAAATTATCAATCTATTCAACAAATTTTTGACTTGCCGAATGATGTAATTGCTAGAATGAAGCAGGGTAAAGATATTGGCGAAAAAATTGCTATAGCAGTAAATGGCTTAGGGGTATCAGGCTTTACCGAAAAAATGAATGGCTCTTGGACTCAAATGATGAGTAACTTAGAAGATTCTTGGGAAGCTTTTAAAACCAATATTGCTAATTCAGGTGTATTTGATACTGCTAAAGGCTATTTAAAAGAATTCTTTGATGTAATTAATAACTTAACAAATGAAGATTTTAAGAATATGGCTAGTCCTATTGCTGAAGGTATCACTATGATACTTGCTCCTGTAGGGGTTCTAGTTAAAGTATTAAAATCTTTAGTTGAAACCTACCGCGATTTATCTCGTGAATATCCTGAATTAATCGGCGGAATTATGAAGCTTGTAACTGCTTTTGGCACTCTCTTAACAGTAGTTGGGAGTGGTATTATGCTATATGGCTTATTCCTAAAACTTTCTTCCGCGTATTCTTCCTTCATGATGTCCGCAGTAGGTACTACTAGATTATTGACTGCTATGAGAATTGGCTTTATGGCAGTTGCTAGAAGTATTTTGGCAACTACATTAAGTATGGCTCCTTTCATAGCTTTAGCAGGTTTAGTTTACTTAGCTTGGCGAACTAATTTTGGCGGGTTAAGAGATTTTACTGAAAGTGTTTTGACTAGGTTAGTTGATATATTCAATATCTTAGTAGACTTCCTTGACGGGAAACTTTCTAAAAAGAATTTTAACTTAGCTAAACAATATGGTATGCTCGAATTCTTAGCCACTTGGGCAGAAGCAAGTCGGGTAGCACAAGCATTTGTTAATGGCATTAAAACGGGCATACAAGAAACCTTAAAATGGTTTGATGATTTGAATACAAAGTATACAAACTTCAAGAAGTTTTTAGGTATTCGTGACGCAGACCATAACAAAGATAACATGAACGCTAACCCTACTGAAAAAGACGGGCAGACACAAGTAAATGCGGGGTTAGTGAG